GTGTATTTGACCTTACAAGCATTAGTGGTTCAGAGTCATGGGCGGAAACAGTTTCTGGAGATACAATAAATTCATACCATGATACTGTACTTGCTGGTGGAATTATTGGAGGTGGTACGACTAATGTGTATGGACAGATTGACGAAGATAACGCTCTTGTCCAAGAGGGTATTATAGATTTACAAAGCGGTCAACTCAAATTCCCAGCCACCCAAAACGCTTCAGCAGGAGGTAATACTTTAGATGATTATGAGGAAGGTACTTGGACTCCTGCTTATTCTACTACTGGAGGTTCGTTTACTTATCTTAGACAAACTGGTCGTTACCAAAAAATAGGAAACACAGTATATTGTACTATAGATATGGGATTAAATGCGTCAACAGTAGGAACTGGTTGTGTTATAATAACAGGCTTGCCATTCACGATATTAAATAGTACTACTGCTAGGGGTGGTAATGGTCTAGGTCAGTCATCTTTGTTTACTGGAGATTATCCAGATAGTATCAGATGGTACGAGAACACATCTCAGGTAAGACTAATGTATAGAGTTGCATCAAATGGATTATCAGCAGAATTACAAGGTGAAGATTTAAGGGGTGATGCAGGAGGAACAAGCTCCATTACGGTAAGTTTTACTTATACAGCAACATCATAAAAAGGAGAAAAACAATGTTAAAGAAAGTCGTAGTGATAGTAGCAATACTGTTTGTTTGCGGAATAGCTCACGCGGAACTTGAAAAAGTTGTTGTGATCGACAAGATTGAAGTTCTTGAAGATGGGCAGACTCAAGTTAGACAGGTTACACGAATCATGGAAGATGGTGTTGAACTCGGAAAGTCATATCATCGTTGGGTTTTAGAGCCTGGGCAAGACGTAACCGATCAAGATGATAGGGTGAAGTCGATAACTGCAGCCATTTGGACAGCTCCCGTAGTTACTAAATTCAAGGCGAAGAGAGCTGATAAGGAGTAAATATGTGGTTTATATTTAAAAGTCCTAAAACAGTAATAGAACTTGCACAGATATGTGACAAGCCTTGGAAGCTAGCTATGTGGTTGTATTTCCATATACGCTACATATCAGATCAGGTACAGTACGGTGGTAATGTTTGGGCTACACCTGAGATGACGTTACATCATATGGCTGGTGACTGTGATGATACAGCAGTACTAGCTAAAGCTGTCCTGATCAAGTTAGGATACGATCCTATGTTACTAGGTGTGTACACAAGCGACAAGGGCCACCTCGTAACAACTTTCTATGAAGAAGGCAAAGGATGGTACTACATTGATAACAATGGCCTTAAACGGGCTCCTAAGAGGTTTAACGACATACCGTGTTCTATATTTAAAGACTGTAAGACTTGGAGAATTTATGGAGATGATCGTCAAGAAGTTATTGAAGAATGGATTAATGTTCATGGTGATTGGCGTTGCTATACTAAGTAGCGGTTGTGCTAACTGGATAACAATAGATCGCAATGAAGCTGGTCGAATAGTCCGTGTAGACTATTCAGGTGGTCAAGTTGTAAGTTTAGAAGATGGTGATCAGAAGGTAAAAGGCGACAGCAAAATAGAACCCTTCAAGGATATGATCAACATTGGAGTGAAAACTGGAGGTTGATATGGAAATAGACAAGTTGCCCTGTCAGGAACATAACGAGAAGATGCATTTGTTGGAGATTCAATTACTAAAGATAGATGGGGATGTCAGTCATATCAAAGAGAAAATAGATAATGGTATGGGTACTACTATCACAAAGATATGGGATAAGATAAATGAAGATATTATGCCTGTATGTAATGATAGTAAGTACTGGGTAGGTAAGATGAAGTGGGTTATGGTAATAGTATTTGGTGTCGGTATGGCACGTATAGGTTGGGAATTTGTAGATGGAATGATACGCAACATGGTGGGAGGAGTATAATGGGTTATAAGAGCGAGAAGTTACATGAGGAACGCACCTACAAGGTTATCAAAAAGATTATCGAACGGCCTATCTTCAAAGATGTCATCATCGAACGACCTGTCTATAAAGACAAGATCATCTATGAGACCAAGATAGTCACGAAAGAGAAGATCGTTGAGGTCCCGAAGTACGTGACTAAAGAGATCATAGTCGAGAAGCCAGTTATCAAAGAGGTTGTGCATGAGGTCAAGGTTGACAAACCAGTATATGTGAACAAGGAAGTTGAGAGGCCTGTGTTCAAGAACGTCGATGTAGCTATGCCTAAGTTCACTACTCATGAAGTAGTTGTTGATAAGGTTACGCTGATACCTAAGGATGTCATGGTAGATAGGGTTACTGAAGTTCCGAAGTATATCGAAACTGATGTTATGATAGACAGACCTATTTTTAGAGAGAAGATAGTAGATCTTATCAAACCTAACTATGTATGCCCTAAGTGTGGGGCGAAGGTAGAATAATGGGTCAATTTAACAGCAATCTTGTGAGGAACTCTGCAGGTGCGGTAGCGTATTATATAGAATATAACGTTACCAATCTATATGTGAAGAAATCATTTGGTTTTGATATGCATCATATAACTGTAAGCAACGATTCTGAATCGGATCCAGTACAAGTATCATTTGATGGTGCTACACTTGAGGGTGAGATTAAACCAAGAGAAACGATGTCGTTTACTACTAAGGGTCGCAATGGTGTTTATGTTAAAGGTGACGCTGGTGGAGATGACGTAAGGATATGGAGCTGGTAGTTATAGGCGCTGCAACTAAAACTTGTAACATTCGTTTATATGATGGACTGACAACTGGTGGAACAAAGATTTGGGAAACAGGTGCAATGGATACTAAAACAGATTTTACAGATATAGACTTCTACGGGACACCATTTAGTAACGGGTTGACTATAGATATATTTGATGCGGCTGGTTCAGTATTAATAGTTTACGAATAAAAGGATATCAATGAGTAGAAGAATACCTAGTACTACAGTAAAATATGGACTCAACTCTGAGACAGTATTTCCAGCAGATGATAGATATATATATTGTCAGCATTGTGGGTTCGTGTGTAATCTTGATAGAGACACTCATAGCCCTAAGGGTAGCCGACTAGGTAATGGTTGGTTGCAACCTTATACTCAGTTGAATGGAGCTACAGCATCAGGTGATATAGCTTTAACAGTAGATAGTACGTCTCAGTTCAAGACTCCTGATACTGGAGCCATAACAGCATACGCCACTGGCGGACGTAATAGGACTACTGTTACATCTGTAGCTCATGGGTTAAAGGGTGGTAAGGTTTTAATATCGAGCACTACAAACTATGATGGTGAGTTTCCTATAGACAATATTAAGACTGACTCGTTCGATATAAGCATACCATATGTGGCTGACGATGCTACTGGTACGTGGACAGTCAAAGAATATATCCGTATATTCGATATAGATACTAGGTTAGCTTCGACTACAGCGTATCAATCAGATGGTACGACTTATAGACAAGATGCAAATGGTACCGTAACGTCCGTTACAGGGGCACCACGCAACGTTCAATATAGTTATACTGGTAAGACAGGTACGACATTTACGGGCATGACGATCAATGCAGTACACGATGATGGGATGTTTGTGCGTGGTGATACAGAGTATTCAGGTTGCCCAAACTGTGGATGCTATATTTATAACACTTAGGAGAGATAATGACACGGACTAGGATAAGAGCTTTAATACGCAAGAGACTTGGTGAAACTACTTCTTCTTTCTGGACTGATACTGAGCTTAATGATTGGATAGATGATGCTGGTCGTCAGGTAGCTTATGAGACAAAATGTATTAAGACGAGTGGTGATGTCACATCGGTAGAGAGTACTGGTGAGTATACGATCACATCTAGCCTGACTAGTCCTGTATCTGTCCTTGCTATATGGTTCTATCAAGAGGGAAAGACGTGGGTTAAGCTGACTAAGACTACCAAGGACAGGTTATCTGCTGATAATCGTGGGTGGAAGAGTGCTAATGACTCTACACCTATATCATATTATGCTAGTATGGAAGAAGATATCTTAGGGCTATATCCTAAACCTAATTCTACGAACGCTGGTACTGATTATATGGATGTTGAGTATGCTAAAACATATACGAACATGACTTCTGATAGTGACAATCCAACAGGAATACCAGATACCCTACAGAAAGCTATAGTAGATTATGTGGCAGCACTTGGATTTGAGACTAGAGGGTATGGAGATAAGGGCAATGACGCAATGTCTAAATATGATAAGAAGATTGCTAAGTACCAGATTGAACGTGACAAGGAAAACGAAGCAGACGACGATACTCCGATGAGAAACTATCGTAACAAGTGAGGATAATACATGAGCTTAACTGATCAAATACAGCAATGGTACATCAAGACGCTTCCTGGAATGAACAATAAGGTTGAAGACCTTGAACTCAAACAGAAGTGGGTTGAGATAGCACAGAATTGTAGATTTGAGCAAGAACCTGGAGCTATAGCTAAGCGTGCTGCTATAAGTTTTTATAACACTACAGCGTTTTCTTCGAGCCCGATAGTGGGATTGTATAGGTATTACACAAGTACAGGTGGCGCTGGTAAAGAGATAGGAGTGTGCGGCACAACTGCATATGTTGGAGATGACTCGACAGGTACAGGTACCGCCATTCGTACAGGATTGACTTCAGGTAAAAGATGTTCTTTTGTAACTTATAAAGATATACTCATGGTTAGTAACGGATATGATGACATCTGGTGCTATGATGGTTCAGATGATGTGACTTGGGAACTTGGTTCGTGTAAGGCTGTCTTAGCTTCAGGTGGTACGAATCTTGATAATGATGCTGACTATTACTATGCTGTTACATTTAATACGGCAGCAGATGGTTCAGGTACACGTACAGGTATTACAGGTGCGGTGAGTAACACTGTCACCACGGCTACTGCTACTAGGAAGGTAAGTCTTTCTAACATACCGTTAGGTCCTACTGACACTTTAGCTCGTGAGATATGGAGAGTTGAGGGTGATGGTAGCTCTCTTTACAGGATAGCATTGATAGCTGATAATACTACTAGCACATATACTGATGATATAGCAGATACTACAGCTACTGCATATCCTTCGATAGCTGATGTTATGCCGATAGGTACACAGTTGAAGTTACATAGAGAACGGTTGTTTGTAACTGGTGATCCAGACAATCCAAATAACATTTATTATTCTGCTCCGTATCTGCCTCATTATATTAGACAGACCACGAATTTAGACTATATGCAGATAGAGCCTAATGATGGTGATGAGATAAGCGGTATACCTATTCAGTTGGGAACTATGGTATGCATCAAGAAGAATACTATCCGTAAGTTACATATCACTACAGCTACCTCAGGAGCTGATCCTACTACATGGTACGCAGATGATCCTATAGCTTTTGTAGGATGTCCTGCACAGTGGTCTATTGCTCAGACACCATATGGTATTATGTTTTTAGGTTGGGATCATTGGTATAAATTTGATGGTATGAATGCTACTCCTATCATAGATGAATTTGATACATCCGAAATATTGACAAGTTCATACAGCGATGTAGTATCACACTGGACTCAGAAAGGTATATTGTTGTGGGCATATGCTGACGCTACAGTAGCTCCTACGTATCATGGTTCAGTTGGTAGGTACAATTTTAAACGTCAAGCTTTAGGTATAGATATACTCGGTGATGACTCTAATGGGAACAACCACGGTGTCAACTGCTTCTCTTCTAACACGGGAGATGACGAAGCTGGCGAACTATATTATGGTAGCAGTACACAAGGCTGGATATATAAAGCTGAGCAATCTGAATTGACGTACAGATTGTATACTAAGACACAGTGTGTGGAAGGCACATCAAATAATTGTTTCATAGGTGGAACTGAAGCGTCTCCATACATAGAAATCGGATCTACTGCGTCTGCATCTACAATACCAGATAACGTATGTATATTCTGGAGTAGTGCAGATTTAAATCCTGGTGCTGGATGGGAAGAAATTACTACTGAAGATGATAATTTTATCAAGATAGATGATACTGTAGCAGTTGGAACTAATAGTACCGTGGGTGTATCCAGTGATGCTACGGAAGATAAACAGATATTAAGCTTCATTAATTACAGGATGTTTAAATCTTCTTCTTGTACAACTACTGAGTTTCCTAGTGGTGCTATTGTAATGTATAATCAATCATCTAATCCTGCTGGTTGGCTGAACACAGCTGACGGATATTATGTCAAAATACATTCTGATCCTGATACAGTCGGTGGTACGTTTACAGCATTTCCAGATACAGGTACTGGAGTTGGAGACACATTAGACAATCAAGCTCAATTCAGATTCATACAGAAGGTCGGTGAATCAGATACGTGGGATGGTAGTGTTACTAAACAGATATACTGTCCTTACTATGGCACTACGTTCACGTTCAATGCTTGTGTAGCTACCGTAGCTGGATCAATCTTTACTGATGCAGGCCACGGTATGGATAACGGAGATCAAGTAACATTTAAAGCTACTACATTGCCAACAGGTATTACTTCAGGTACAGTCTACTATGTGGTTGGCAAGGCTACTAATACATTTCAAGTTGCTACTGATATTGGGGGAACGGCAGTTGCGTTCACTGCTACTGGTACAGCAGTTACATACGCAGAAGATAGCAGTGGATTTATAGAAGTTACTCAAGCGTTTGATGATAAATATCTTAAGACGGCACTTGATGATAGTACAGTTGATGGTGGTGCTACTGCATATGGTGTTGACTTCATCAATGTTACTAGCACTACACATGTATATAGCGGTGGTACTAATGGAGCTTACGGTCATGATGGTGATGATGCTACATCTCAACATGACCAGCAGGATGCTGGAGGTGGAACAATAAGTAAAACAGTAATAGCTACACATACGTTTGATAAAGCTAGAACTATAACGTCTATACCTTATAAAGCAGGAGCTAAGGCTCAGACTGATGACTATAGTTCAGCACCTAGTGGCTCGACAGCTTTCACTATAGAAACTTACGATGGTAGCTGGACTACTAGAGTATCTGAGACTACGGGAAGAACTGACTATACAGATTGGGAAGGTACCAAGACTGCTACTTATACGGCAGTAACAGCTATTAGAATAACTGTAACAGCTACGGCATCAGCCGATCATAATACTACTGTGATGGTAGATATATATGAAATTCAAGGTAAAGGTCTATATAACAATACGTCAGTGAAGCTCGTGACAGCTGTGTTGGGTCAGATGAAAGACTATAACTCAGCTCTATCCACATCAGCTACGGAGGGTGTGTGGGAGTCTTCACAGTTATCAATAAACTCTGATAGTCTATTGAAGATATACTGGAATGAGAGCAAAGGTGCCAGCGATGATGTGCAGTTCTTTATTCGTACAGGCGCTACTGCATCGGCCTTGGCTTCAACAGCTGCGACATGTGCTAACGCAGGTGGAGAGGCTGAGTTTACTACGGGAGCCGTCCATGGGTTATCCATAGGAGATAGAGTTAATCTTAGTGCTAGTACAACACCTCCTACAAACTTTGATGACAACCATATGTATTATATAGAGTCTGTTAGTACAACCTCTAAATTTACTTTATCGCTTACTTCTGGTGGCGCTGCTATTGCTTATAGTGACGCAGGTACTACTGTGAAGTATAAAGCATGGGATGAAGATGCTGGTAGTAACACATATACAAATCCAAATGGTAGCACAATAAACAATACAGCTAACATATGGTTAGAATATGCCATAGCGTTCACTGCTGCAGATACTGCTTCTTCTAACCCCAAAGTATATTTCACTAATGGGTTTGTTGTTAAGGTGACATATAATAAAGAACTCACTAAGGTTGAAACGGCTGTAGAGTATAAGTATCTAATAGGATTCAGGAATTTTGATACTCCTATGGCTGATAAGATATTCAAGAAGATAGCAGTATGGCATCGTACAAGTAATATTGCCACTCAATCGTATACAGTTTTTTGGAAGGTAGACATACCAGGTAGCGATAGCACTGGAAACAAGTATGACGAATTTGATCCTGATACTACAGGTGAGAAATCTTTTACTGTATCTCTTGCTGATTATCCTACACGATGGGAGTCGTTCTTCCCGTCGATAGCTACTGGTAGAGAAATAAACTTTATGATATATAAGAATGACTTAGAAGACTTCACATTAAAGGAAGTGAAAGGTCTTTACACACAACAACCAATACTAATATAATGAGCATAGACAGCGTAGACAAAATAACAGATCCTGACCTACAGAAGATCATAAGTAATATTGAGGAGAAGGCTACGGCTATACGTTTTGTTACAGAGACACCTACGGCTGCCAATACTACACAAGGTGAGATAGTTCTAAAGGATGATGGTAGTGGTAACACTGGTGCGTATATCAAGACAACTAAGGGTACACTCCTATCGTTGCAAGGTGGACATATATTCTTGTGGTTTGTGGCAAGTGCTTTATCAACGGGTACTGAGCAGAGCGCCAACATAGAATCAAGGTTTTCTGGTACGATACTATGGGCTAGAGCTTACTCTAAGACAGCACCAACAGACGCTAGTCTTATTGTTGATATTAATATTGGTGGTACAAGTATATGGGCTACTACGCAAGCTAATAGATTGACAGTAACAACGGGTTCCAATGAGGATACTCAGACTAGTTTCGATACAACAACAGTAGCAGTCGGAGATGAAATTACTATAGATATAGATCAAGTGGGTTCGACAGTAGCTGGATCTGATTTAACGATAGAATTGGAGATAGGATGAAGAAATATATCATAGGTTTTGTATGGGGTGAGGCTATTGAGATTGAATACAATGGAACTCTTTCTAACCTGTGTAGTCTCTTGAGACCAAAAGGTAATGGTGGTAGTTGTAGCGATACCATAAGACAGATACATAATGTAGCTGTAAATACATCTTGGATAACTAATATACAGGAGAACAATGGGATTGGTTAATTGGTCACTAGCTGGTAGCGTTACATCTGTTAATTGTAGCAGTGAAGATAACGTTAATGATGGCGACACAGCTACACAATGCGGTGGTGGTTGCAGTGCTTCCAATAGTACGTGTGCAGTTGATTGGTCTGTAACAGTTACATTTGCTGGAACAGCACCACTTATAACAGAGATTAAAGGATTAAATTTTACAGCTGTTAGAGAATATGGCGGTGGTACAGGCAATATATCGTTGTACACAGATGGTGGGTGGGCAACTGTATGGTCAGAAGATAATCCAACTGGCAACAAGGCCGCTGCAGGTAGCTGGCCTACTTGCACGGCAATAAAGTTTTTTACAACAGGTAATGGTTGTGGTAATCCTTATGGAGGATGTTCTTCATATCTATATTTAGGTGAGCTTGAAGCGTGGGGTTCTGCAGCAGGATCATACGGAGCTGTGATATAATAATAAGAGGAGGAAGACATGGGTTTATTTGATATGTTCGGTGGTGGTGGAGGGGGATCGTCTACGCAGGCTCAGGTAATCTATCCTAAGCAATATTCTTTTACAGAACCTCGTATGCAGTTAACGTCTGATTATCTATCGCAACAACTACAGTCGTTATCAGAGGGTAATGCTCCTCAGTGGTGGGAGAAAAGAGCCCCCATAGTCAAGCAAGGTATGCAAAGGGGCCTTAACGAGACATTCTATGGTCGTCCTATGGGTGGGCCAGGGGTTATGGATAATATACGTTCAGCAGGCGCTGCTACAGGCGTGGGTCCTAAGTCTACAATGGCTGGTACTGAACGTGCTATGCAGGAATACTCTGACAAGTCTATGCAGATAGATGAATATATAGCAGGGCAAGGTATTGAGGTTTCGAGGGAGGCTGCCAAGACGTTGCCTTACTATAGTATGATGATGCCTCAGGGACCTCAGTCAAGTGTACTTGGACCTTACCAAGTTGCTAATGGTGGTGAAGGTGGAGCTGATGCTATGGGAGCGCTTGGTCAGGCCGCTGGTAGCGTACCATGGGGTGATGTACTTAATGGTGTGACTAATATGTTTAGTTCTGGTTCGAATACATCGACAGCTAGTAATGTTTTTGGAGACGCTGGTTCTTATGGTAACTCTACATGGGGTGACCAGGGTTTAAGTCAGGGATATACTGGGTCATCTTATCAACCAAATTATTCAAATTCAATATGGGGAGGATAAATCATGGGATACAAGCAAATCGAATCAGACAAATATAACTTAGGTGAGACAGCAGGTCCTAATGTAACGGCTTCGTTTTTAAAAGGTGTAGCTGACTCTTACAGTTCTCAGAAGAAAGCTGAACTTAAAGCACAGACTGAACTTGAGAAAGAGAAGTTCAAATATGGAAATGAACTCGCACTGCAGAAATCCAAATATGGTATGATGAAAGATTGGTATGATGCTGATGCTAGGTATAAGACAGCGAATGCTAGTAAGATTGAAATGGATCTTGCAGAAAGGTTGGGCGATCAAGAGGACACTAAAGAGCCGTGGAGATGGCCCTGGGATAGGGGTAATAAGAATACCCAAGCTAACGCATCTGATGTCATGCCTAGACAAAATACATCTCAACCTGATCCTCAGGCACAGGCTAAGATGACTATGGCTAATGATATATCCCGAGAGATAGGTGTAGACAAAGCTAAAGGAGAACAGTATCTTAATGCTCTACAAGATCCTAATTCACAGGTATCAAGAAACATTGCACAACAGTATGGTCCTCAAGCAGCGCAAGCGTATGCGGAAGTCTTAACTAATTACCTTAGAAGAATATAGGAGGCAATGTGTTTTTCACACCGAATAAAGGAATAGAAGACGAGCTAGGAAAAATGTCTGGTAAAGGACAGTCTGACATCGAGCGTTCTAAGGTTGAGATTCCTGACGTTCCTTCCCTAGCTGACGTTGAAGAGAAAGTATTTAACCAGATGGACAAGGCTGAGACATTCATACAGGATAAAGTCCAAGACAATATCCCTCCGTGGAGTCAGGCTCTCATGAAGCACGCTATGGATAACATGCCAGGTGGTAACCCTGCCATGAGTGACATGATGAATTCATCTGGTGCTAAGGAAGCTTACTTCAGAGCTAAGCAGTTCGGATCACAGTATGAGCAATTACCATTTGGTGCTGCTCAGATGACAGCTCAAGGTTCTGAAATGTATAGCGACATACGGGAAAACGTACCTCCTCTATTACAAACAGTATTTGATAATGCTGTCAGTGGTACACCGTTCGGTCCTGCTAATAAAGTAATGTCTACTATTCCTAAGGACAATGAATTAATTAAAGATATAGCTGAAGGTAAGCATGGTGCTAATAGATATGGTATCTTAACTCCTGGTGTGAAGGCAGAAGAAGCTAGGAGAGACATGATTCTAGATCTATCAGGTGCACCTGCATCGTTGAAGATAATGAATCAAGTAAGTAACTCGGCTGTAGCTATAGCAGCACTTCATACACAGATGGGTTTGTTACGTAAAGGTGGTCTGTTAGGTAAGATCGCACCTGTCACACAACTAGAGAAGTTAGCCAGGGTTGAGAAGGCGGCAATAGTACGTCATGCTATGGTATTAGGTCTTGGTAGGTTCACTACTATGGAAGGTACTCCAAGAGACAGAGCTATAGCAGGATTACGTACGTCTATGTACGCAGCCACACCTGCACTCGCTAATATTATGACAGGAGCAGGTACAAATGCTGCTGTTACTAAGCTTGTAGATTTCACATTGAATACAGGTATCAGTTCTGGAGCTTCATACTTTCCTATAGCTAGAGACCTCGCTAAAGCTGATGGTAGGATACCAGAGGAAGGTTTACCTGTCCTCCAAGAACTTGGCATTGCTGCGGAGTATCTAGGAGATGAAAGATTTTGGGTTGGTGGTGGTATGACATCCCTCATGACAGACGCTTATTTCTCTGCTATGACAGGTACGTTACAGGCCACTAAAAAAATATCAGGTAGAAAAGCTGAGTTCATGAAACGTAAGGCTGGTGGATTACTAGCTAAAGATATGAAGTTTTCTGAATGGTCAACTCATTTGGATAATATAGATAGCCTCAAGGTAGCAGAAGATTTAGGGTTGAAACCATTAGATTTCACTAAGAAGGTTACACTCGAAGAGATGAAGACATCTCCTCAGATAGTACGTAATGCTGATGGTTCACCGCTAGAGATGAAACCTGGAGAGAATGCGCCTACGTCTACAGCAAAGGGTGCAACCCCAGGTGCTAAAGATGTCAAGCAACCAGTAGCTCCTGGCACAGGTAAAGTTATAGCTAGCGAGAGTGAACGAGTAGAAAGTGCTAAAGAAGACGTAGCTATGGCTAAGATAAAACAAAAGGATAACGCACTGGTAAGAGAAGCCGTCAGCTTGTTCCAACCTTTATGGGGTTTGAATAAGGCAGAAGCTACTGAGGCAGTAACACGAACACTAGAAGAAAATCCACTACTTAAGACATCACAAGAGGTTGTACAGTACGCAGCTAAAACAAAGATGGCTCAAGTACAAGCAAAGCTACAAGCTAAAGTAAAAGAGCTTGGTGGAGAGATCGGAGCAGATGGTGCACCTATAGTGGTCACTCCTAAGACTGAGCTTGATAACATGAAAGAGAAGATCAAAGCAGTCAAGAAGACTAAGGGACCAACACCTGGTAAAGAATTACGTGATATCGAAGATACTATCTTGAACAATAAGAACGACGTACCTACTGTCAGTAAGGCTCAAGCTAAGCAAGCATATATGGATGCAGTTGAGCAATACTTGAAAGTAAAAGAAGAACCTGTAGAGTGGGAAAAAAGTGGTATAGTTAAGAAGAGAATGGTAATGGATCCAGCAGCTAAGGATGACGAAGGTAATCCTATAGCTGGTAAGATGATGTCTGCTGAAGATGCTACAGGTGTAGGCGTATTCGAACAGACTACGGCACATGGTAGAGACGCTGGTATAAGGACAGATATAGGTCAGAAGAGTGAATCTGAAATTGCTACAACAAATATGCTTAAGGCTAGACTTCAGGCACGTAAGGCAGGTATACCTGACATGGCTAAGACGGGCGAAGACCTTGATGACATGTTCCGTGCTGTGCAAAGTAAATTATACACAGAAGGTGTAGACCAGAATGAAGTCAAGCAAGCCTTGAATAGATGGTGGAAGAAGTCACAAACATTACCTCCGACTCAATATGATAAACCTAGAACTTTTAAAACTGTAGCTCAGAAGAAAGAACTGACAGCAACATTCAATAAGATGGAGCAAGATAATGTTATCTTAGGACAACCTGAATCTAAAGAAGCTGTCTTATATATAGCAGGTAGGACTATCACTTCTCCAAGAGAACAATCAGATCTAGCTAAGGTTGGTGAGTATGGACAACAGGGTAAGGTTATCTTGTTCAATGACTCACAAGAAGCTTTAAGGTATAGTGAAGACTCTTCTCTGCATGATGGCACCATAGCTCAGGTAAGTGTTGAGGGGATTAAAGACAGACTTCATAGGCGTATGTTTATAGGTATATCAGAGTCTGCATCTAATCAGGGTGACACAAAAATACTCGAGTTAGGTACAAACAGGGATACGTTTCCTTCTGAGCTAGTGACAGGCTATGCCTATGGTGACGACACTATGGTTAACAGTGGTATGATACATAGATATTCCAACGCTGTTCAGCAAGGTAAGCCTATATTTAAAATGAATAAGAATGATAGTTACACAGCAGTACCTCAGTCGCTCAACCTACTCTCTAATGATAAGGCTAGAGCATACGAGACTAACCGACATCGTTACGGACAGGTACCAGAGAGGGACAGGGTATGGGCTATCATGGCACACAAGATGTGGAATGAGAAGGGTAGCCGTACTGTACGTCAGGTTCTAGATGAAGTCATTAAAGAGAAAGAAGGGTCTGAGAGAGTAGTAGCTCCTCTTCGTAAGGCTGGAGGTATACAACCTAGGCAATGGGATGTAGATTCTACGTTTACAGAGATGAAGAAGTCATGGGGTGAATTTTGGTCATCTGATGCTACGCTTGACACACAGGCACAGTTTGCATTCAATAAGAACCCTGCAGGTATGCCATTAGCTAAGTATGTAGAAGAAGGTACGAAGAAAGAAAATGTTATCAGCTTGATAAAGAAGACAGGTGAGCTGAGCATGGACACACTTAAGCAGAAACTTAAGTCAGAAGAACCTGTATACTATTCTGATGTTCAAGGTAAGTTCCTGTATGTACGTACGAAGGGTTTAGATAATCCTTTATCAGATAAAGAGTATAATGTTCTTCTCAATAAAAGCCCTGAGTTGATGGAGTTTCATAAGTCATACCCTGGCTGGTCAACAGTTATACAGCAGATAGGTGTCAAAAGTCCTGCTGCTAGATTGTTACAACAAGCTATCTTTAGGATGGCGGATACATCTAGTAGATACTCAGCAGAAGACATTCTTGACAGTGTAAGTAATGAAGTACGTGACCAGATCAAGGGTCTAGAAATATTATCGGAACAATCAGATGTATATGGTGAGGGTATAGCACCTCAGGCACAGGAGATACTCGGTAAAATAGCGGCAGCAGAAAGTAAGAAACTACAACTTGAGAGACGTGGACCTGACATACCTTGGGATGAAATGGATGTTGATGCTAAAGGCAGACAGATAGGTACGGTTAGATACGGTATACTCCAACGTATTAGTGATGCTGAGAAATCTTTGGAAGCTAAGAAGGGGTTGACTCAAGCTCTGTCTCAGGTATCCGTAGAGAAATCTAAGAAGGCTAAGCATATACCTATTACTGGAACAACATATAAGCAAGCCTACAAAGAAGTCGTTGATGGACTTCAGAAGATAGCTACGACTAAGCCTGCTAAACCTACGAGAGTCATGACTACGAAAGAGATGGCAGACAACACAAGGCAAGATGCAAGGTTGAAAGCAGAGGCAGAAGCTGCGCTTAAGAATCCTATAGAGCTTGCCAAGAGAGCTAAGGCTAAGCAGAAGGGTAGCATCTCACGTCAGTTTTCTGACGCTACAGGTAAGCCTGGTATGGGTGGCTATGTTAAGTATGGCAAGAAGATGGTATATGTCGGGTATGGTTCTAACCAATTCCAGAAGAACTCTGTAGAGAGTAAGCTTATCAGAAGCAATGATAAACAGATCACTGCAGTAGAAGGATTATTGGAGGACTTGAAGTCTCTCTATGGTCACATGACCAACCTTGAAGTTCAGACCTTCTTGGATGAGATTGCAATGCGGAACTATAACAAGCCATACAAGGCTATCTCTGCTGAAGAGAAGAACAAGACTAGGCTTGAAGCTAGAGGCTTGAGTACTGACCCTGAAGTAGCGGCACAATTCAACCAGCTACAGAGAGAAGATAAGACCGATGAAGGTGACATCATCATATCTAATCGCAGTACTTGGTTCCAAGAAGGTGAGTCTGAAGGTCAGATAAGCGCTAACGTAGCTGAAGCTCGTGCGCTACCTGAATTATCAGCAAGAGAGGCTACTAATATCGAGAAGGGTAACACCCTCTTAGATGATATATATTCACATGACCAGAGATTCGGTGCTGATGGATCCACTTTGTACATGGGTATAGGTCTACCATCACAGAAGACATTACAATGGATGTTCTCACCGTTCAAAAAGTTCTATAACTCTGTTCTAGTAGAGCCAGCTAAACCTGACGCAGCTAGAACTCTTGTCTCGACAGCAAAGGACTTGAAGGATTACCATGAGAATCTAAAAACATCTTCTGACTTAGCATTCAGAGCTCAGAGAGATGCTGACTTTGGTAGGACATATGTAGGTGGACGTATGGTACAGTTGACATCACCTGCTATTATAGACAGATGGTCGAGCCTATTTGGTGCGTACCTCAAGCAAGAAGCTGTTGAGAACAACATTAGGATAGATAGGGTATCTGCAGCGATGGAAGAAGTGCGCTGTACTAATGGACAAAATCCGTATAAGCTGGAAGAGACAGGTCATGGTAGACAGACGGGTTTGGTTAACTATCGACAGTTGACATCTCAAGAGCAGGTGTTCTTAGGACACTTGAAAGCTATCAACCGTAATATAGGTGATCTCAAGATAGCAGTAGGTACAGCTACAGCAGATATGTACAAGGCTGAAGATAAGATAGGCTACTATCCTAGACACCTCATAGATGCAGAGACAGGTAGGTATGATACATATGTAGGTGGTACTAAGAGTCAGAAAGAACCTGGACGTCGTGATGTTAATAGGACTATGCTAGAATCTGAAAAGAAATGGGGCGGTAAGAAATACTTTGATAGAGATGTAGTCCGTGTCATGCAGAAGGAGTTGTTGGATCTCGGAGCACAATTAAGGTTAACTTATTTCTCACATAATTTCTCTACTGATACGTATGGTATAGAGAGAAGTGCAACGGATGGTAATCCTGTCATGTTGTATGTGAAACCTTCAGATGGTAAAGGTAAGTCTAAGGTAATAACTAATCGTGGTCAGAAGTTTGATATCAAGGAAGACGAGTTCCATTCTAAATATGATTGGCTCGAGGATAGAAAGACAACACGGTTGAGCTCTCTTAATAAATACTTTCCTAATAATGAAGGTAAGTTAGAGCCGTATAAGGCTGCCGTGTATCGTCATGATAACACATTGAATTTCACATTAGAAGCACTGTTCGGTATGAAAGGTCGTTCCGCTATTAGTGATGTAGCTGGGTCAGTCAAGGTAGCTAAGTTGACTAATCCTATTCCGCCTATTTGGAACGCTTTCAATAGTACTGTCAGCGCTAATGTACCTAGCGGAGCATGGGGTAAGATGCCATTAGGCGTAGTGTCTTATTTCGGGTATGCTCTGCCTAAGGCCATAGGTCAGTACGGTACAAAATATGTACCAGCTGGTATCTCAGAGTCTAGACCTGCAGGTATAGGTATGCTAGGCGGCTCAGCAGTTGGAGGTGCTATATCACATGGTATGGGTATAGGTTCTTGGCCTGGTAAGATAGCAGGCGGTACCGCAGGGTATGCTACTGGTAGATTAATAGAGAAGGCTTCTGGTTTATTGCCTTGGGTTAACTCTGGGAGGACAGTGGGAGATATCATGCCATTCATGAAGCGCTTCCAAACACCAGAAGCTAAGGCTGCGGACGCTTCGAATTACTTCGAGACAATAGGGTACAAACAATTAATCAACAACGCTACTGACGGTATGCTCAAGACATCTGATCAAGAGCTACAAGAAATAGCGAGTACTCCGTTCGGTAACATCTGGCAGAATGTACGTAAGGCTTTGATTAACAAAGCTGGTGTACAGGCACTGCTCTTTTCTACTGTTGATAGAGCTATGATAGACCAGTGGGATATACAGACAGGTCGTATAATGGAAGCTCAGTCTCGTAAGGGTACTAAGGATTTCACAGAGTCAGATGCTAAGAGACTATCTGCCTATATGGTACAGAATGCTTTTGGTTTTCCTGAGCTAGGACGTACGTTCGGTAGTGAGAAGGGTTTGAATGCTGTGATGAAATACTGTATGTTCATGGCACGTAACTCTTTGCTTGCTATACCGAAACAGTTAGTAGGTAGCATGGAATCTTCGTACGGATGGGGTAAGACTCCTATCAGTAAAGCTGTAGAGGCAGTCACTAGGATGCCAGCTGATTCTAGGAAGGCTACTGGTAAGGAAGATAAAGTTATACAAGACGGTATTATGCAAGCACGTATGATATTCGCACACTATGGATTCACTAGGAATGAAGCAACTATCTTATCAGAGTTCTTCCGTAAGCAACAGATGAGTCAGGTTATGGCATATGGCGTAGTAGCTGGTGTCACTGGAGTCATGCTATCAGGTGGTGTACCATATATCGGTGATATGACTATAGGTGATGTTGAAGGTCGTGAGAATAAAAGAAACCGTGCTAAGATAGGTACTGGTATAATAGACAAAGACGGTAAAGAGGTGCTAGTTCAACCTCCTATGTGGAAAGATATACGTGATGAATATATGTTAGCTACGGCTCCTGGTATATTTTTCGGTAACAAAATGCACGCTTTTACTCGTGATATCATGCTAGGCTCGATGATACTAGGTTGGGATCAAGACCCTGAGATGAATAAAGATTTAGGTGGCGCTGACCTTAAACAAAAGGTAACATATATGTTGAATAGGAACAGAGCTTTCTATGAATCTCGTAAGTCTCAGGAAGAATACTGGGCTGACTTCTTAGGGTTCAAGACATCACGAGGACTTGGTAAGGATATACCTCAGTCCAATAGGATGAATAGGATGTATAATATTAAGAGCCAAGAGAAGTTCATCAAGAGTGTAGAAACACCCATGAAAATAAAAGAAACATGGAACCAAACTGGTAGCTTGAGAGATGTACGTCGTGTTATGCGACAGTCAGGGTCATATAAAGATGTCAATAAGGCTCTTGATAATTTCGCATCTAAGAAACGTAACCTTGAGAGATCTACTTTTGAGGGTATGAGTGAAGAGGGTAAGAGGAAATTTCGTCGTGAAGAAAAGGCAAGGAGGTAACATGGGAGCAATGGGTTTGCCGAAAGGTACAGTAAGAGGGATAGCTTTTCTTTTATTAGTAGGCACGCTATGTTATGGTGCTTTAACAGGACCAGTAGAGACCAAAGATTTCATAGCTCTAGTCACACTAGCGATGGGATTTTATTTTGGTCAGAAGGTAGGTACAGATGGGAAATAAGAAGAAGAAAACTGTAGGGTCGGAGCTGATCAAAATCAAGATGACCAACATCGACCAGAACTTAAGATGCTTAGAACCTGCTCTCAAGAAGGCAACGGAGACTCTTTCTAAGCTCACTCAACGCATTGCTACACTTGAATCTGAGAAGGCAGCACTTGCTAAAGACTATGAGAAGCTAATGAAATAGGAGGAGTTATGGCAACAGCAAGAAAAGGTAGTTGCGGAGGTACACCCAGAGTAGGCAGGAAGGGTGATGCTAAACCAAGCGGTAGTGGTCGTGGACGTGGTGGTGGTGGCAGAGGTCGTGGTCGAAAATGATGGAAGATGCTATAGTAAAGACAGCCCTGAGAGGCTTTTTAAGGCTCATTGCTAAAAGACCTATACGTATCTCTATGAAAGAGCTGAACGTGTCTCTGGAGGGCTATAAAGTCAACCTGAGGGGACTTGAGAACATCACAATAGAAAGCAAGAAGGAGGATTGATGAAGAAATTCCTATGTATTATGTTGCTAGCTTGTGTAGTGCTGAGTGGATGTGGATACAACAAGGTAACTGTTGTTAAACTTAAGGGTGAAAGTCTTAAGGTTCCGTTGAAAGGAATAGGAACTATTGAGGGTGAGAATGTCGAGGGTACAATATCTCGTACAGTGAGTTTGATTTGTGAAATGAATAGAAAAGTTAATATCGATAGTGATGTAGTGGACACCGCAAAGAGTAATATAAGCGTGACACACAAGGAGGACAACAATGTATAGAATATTTCAATGGTGTGCTGATAGAATTAGATCAGTCAAGGCACCTAATTGGTTGAAGGATACTTTCAATATTATACAGGATATCATAATAGAAGTATTGTATAAGATGGGTGAAGAAGCTATAAATTTCTTAACTAAAGAGGTTATAGATGCTGCACAATCAGGTGTGCCAGGTCATGTTAAGATGGACAGGGTTATATTGGCATTCAAAGACCACTTCACTACGGTTACCATAACAGATAGAGCTTTACGTATGCTGATTGAGATTATAGTGAACAGGCTCACTGATTCAGGAGAGATCACGTAATGGCAGACAACATCAGTACCAAGGATTTCTTGAGCCTCATGATGCAGGGTGTGGAGGTAGCCGAGAATGACAAGAGAGGACACTACGGTATTCGTAGTGGTCCACCTGTCAAGAGTAGTGCAGATGCTAAGGCTAGGATGGAAGAGAGTGTCATCAACAATTACATACGGTGGAAATCTGGTATGCAACCTGCTCCTTGGATAAAAGAGAAGCCTAAAAAGTATGTAGATTTTATGGCACGTAGGTACGCTCCACCCAACGCACCAAACGATCCAGATAATCTAAATGCTAACTGGGCACCTAACGTTAGATCTTTTTTGAAAAACTCTACAACTCAAAAACAGTGGGAGTTTCTTGAGAAGAATAATTACGTTCAAGCATTTAAAGATACGGACTTTGTATAAAAAACTTGACACCTAATATCTGATAGAGTATACTTGCTACCATCGAACAATGGAAACAGGTATAGGTGCAAAATAAACCAGAATAAATCACATACAATTTTTAGGCATAGACGATGGCAGGCGAATACCCTGGCACCCTCCAATCGGAGTCCGTCTCTATGCCTATTTTTTTAGGAGGTTCATGCTAAACGTCAGCGTCTCTCGCCTACGGACTCTTCAATGTCCACGTAAATATCGTTTTAAATATGAAGAAAATATCGTACCACGTCGAAGGCCACTACCATTATACCTTGGTAAAGTTTTACATGAAGGTTTTGATATGTGGTACAAGGGATCAACCAGCTCTGATGTAATTAACTATATTAATAATATATATAATATAGAGATAAAGAAAGCTGAAGGTCTCGACGTGCATGAAGACTTGATAGTAGATAAGTACACAGCAGTAGGTATGTGGGCGCACTATCCTTGGAAAGATAGAGAAGAATTTTTGTCAGCTGAGTCAGAGAAACCTTTCAATATAACTATAGGCAATCTCCGTAACGTACGATTCAGAGGCATAGTAGATGGTTTGGTTCAACAACGAGACGGCACATGGTGGGTACGTGAGCTTAAGACTACAGGTATGGCAGTGTCACAGTTCTACGGACGTATGAAGTTGAGTGAACAGGGTACTGGTTATGTCTACGCTATGAACAAGTTGGGTCACGACATAGCTGGTATTATGTTCGAAGGTATCAAGCGCCCACTCATACGTAAACGTGTAGCTGACACAGCTGACACTTATGGTATGCGTATCATATCTATGTATGAGGACGATGCTAAGCTCCCTGAACGTGACCGCAAGTACTATGTAAGGTACTTTTCCTACCGCAATCCAGTAGAAATCAAACAGTTTGTAGAGTATGTTGAGGCCAAGGTACGTGACATACGACATAAGAAGAAGACCAATGATTGGTATAGAGAGTACTCACAATGCTGGAACTATAATAGTCTATGTGGGTACGCTAGTATCTGTCATGTAGAACAACCAGACGAGTTGACACTAGACCTTAACTTTGAACAGAGGGAAGACCGATAGAAAGGAGGGATGATGAATAAGCCACAGAAGATAACTGATGATAAAATAAGAGCAGATAATCTCATGGTCGAGAACGATAAGTTACGGGAAGAAGTTATGAAAGGTATGATACAATGGGCTAGGGCAGAGGATTTGGAGAAAGAACTCGACACACTCAAACAAGAAAACGCTAAACTTAAAATGGGTGCTTCATTTAACTGTTCAAGTTGTACTACTATGAAAGAACTTGAAGGAGTGATTATGAAGAAAACACTTAAAGATTGTCCTTTACACGGACACGGAACTAATGGACTAGGATGTTATTGTGAGAAAACAGAAGATGCCATGTGGATAGAAGAACATAAAATTATGATAGAAAAAGATAAGTGGTATCTCGATATTAAAGAGGTGGAGGAACGGTTAGAAGCTATAAGGAGAGACCCATATGACACTACGAAAAAAGATTAAATTAGCTTTGATTAGTGCTAGTAAAGGTAACTTCATCGAGCCGTTGATATTTAAGGTGATGAAGGCTATTGAACTAGAGTACGCACCTGAGAGGGCTATGCGTGAGTCATTACTAGAAGAGGATGAAGACTTTGATTAGGATATTGAAACGAGACATAGGTAAGAACCTTAAGATTACTTGGATGGATCCTGCTAGTGAGCATAGAGTAGAGCTCAAAGATTTCATAGCTAGTGGTCTTGTTGAGGTTGTCTCATTAGGTAAGTTGGTACATGTATCTAAAGACATGGTTGTACTTGAGACAGAAAGTTGTGATGAACTTGGTGACTACACTAAGATACATCCAGCGCTTGTGGTTAAAGTTCAAGGAGGTAGTAAATGATACAGGTCGTATGTTATTGTTGTAAGAATGTATTTCCACCTATGGAATGTGAGAAGATCGATGGTAGATGGGTATGTAAGAAATGCAATAAGTTGGAGAAGCATGAAGAAAGCTGAGGCTAGTAAGGATAAGTTAAGATGGTGCTTGTTACCATTGTATCTGTTCCGAGGTGTGGTAAGGATAATGATGTATGGTGCCGAAGAGTACACAGACTTTGGATGGATGGAAGAAGTGAAGAAGAACCCTGACATGTATCGTGATGCCCTTCAAAGACATTTGGATAAATATCAGAGTGGAACAGTATTTGACGATGGACCAAGGGGTTCAGGTGAAATGGAGATAGATGCTGTTATAGCAAACGCAATCATACTAAGTTGGTATGAAAAAAACAAGGAGGAATGATGGACAGATTGATTAAGATTATGGTGTTGGTATTCATATTGGCATGGACGTACACCATGATAGCCCCGACATTTATGTTGGCAACACGTCTCACCAACCTAGAGAAACAGGTAGTGGGCATAGCTCAAGTAACCAACAATCAGGGTACAGTATTACAAGGGCTACAAGCTAAGAAGAAGAGGAGATAATAGATGAGTAAAATCTGTAGAGTTTGCAACGAAGATAAACCTATAGATGATTTCAGGAAAAGAAAAGATAGTCCTGATGGTCTCAGGAACGAGTGCAAGGAGTGCAGGAAAAATCAAGACAGAAACTATTATCTTAAAAATAAACAGAAGACTAGAGAATATGCTAGAGTCTATTATATTAAAAACAAGGCTAAGTTATTGAAAAGATTAAAGATAACAAATATGGAATGGAAGAACCTTGTGAGATTTGGTGGAAACAGACTTGTTGTTCTTAAGAGAGACCATTACATGTGTACCAATTGTGGTGCTATTGAAAACTTAGTAGTACACCACATAGATGAAAGCGGATGGAATGTAAAAGACAAAAACAACAATATGGAGAACTTGATAACATTGTGTAGGTCGTGTCATATCAGTTTACATAAAGCAGGTAATTACTATGAGCAAAAACAAAAAGAAATGTGTCATTGAAGTATGGTCACGTGGGGTCGGTTTTTTCCGCCCCGTACAGGATTGGAACAAGGGCAAACAAGAAGAGTTCGCAGATCGTAAAACTTTCATAACTATAGGAGGACAAGATGGCAAAGAAACTAGACGTGGGGTTGACCCCAGCAGCACCGAAAGAGAACAAACCTAACTTGTTACAAGAGGTACATGATAGCAACACAGAGCTATTGAAAGCAGTAGTCGAGTTGACTGCTACTATCAAAGAAATGCAACTATCAATAGTTACACAAATGAAAGCAGGGAGAATGTAATGGATACAGTCGGGACAGTCGTAACTAACAGTGATTTCAAAAAAGCTAATAATAAACTTGAACGAGGCATAGCGTTTATTATTTATGGTGATCCTGGTGTCGGTAAGACAACAATGGCTACCACATTCCCGTCACGTGACGACACTCTTATTATCTCCTCAGAGGCTGGTGACGGACCGTTGCTTGGAACTGGAGTGTCAGTGTACCAATTGGATAGAAGTCGTCGTCTTGATGACCTGCAGGCTCTGTACAAGCATCTCAGGACAGGAGAACACAACTGGAAGTATGTTGTACTGGATAATATCTCTGAAATGGAAACGTGGATGCTCAGGGATATAGTCAGGAACAATGGCAAGTCAGAGCCGTACATCCAAGAGTATAAATCTAACTCATGGAAGATGGACGAGTACTTAACTCTGTTTCGTGACCTGATATACAGAAACATAACTGTAGTATTTAATGCATGGGAAATGCCAATGGAATACAAGTCAGTTGATGGTGTGGTTGAGAGTAAGACGTTCCCTAAGTTGAGTCAGAAGTTAGCACGTAAGGTGTCAGGTCTAGTGGATGTGGTAGGTCACATGACTGTCAATGAGAAGTCACAGAAGAGATGGTTACGTGTAGCTCCGAGTGACCAGTATGTGTGTAAGTCACAGCTCAAAGGCTTAGGAACTGAAGTTGGATTTGAAGGATGGGAAGAACCCGACTTCACTGCGATACTAGAGAAACTGTATGGATATGATTACACAACAAAGGAGAAGAAATAATGGGATGGGATATCGATTGGGAGAAGGACAGAGGTAGCAGTATTCAGAAGATGTATCCAAGTGGTGCGTACCGTATGCTGATATCTAATTATCAGTACGTCACTACGAAGAAAGGTGATGATAAGGTGATATTTGATATGCTTATCAAAACCAAAGGTGACTACTATGATAACGAGTTCACTATTTGGGTAGGAGAGAAGACGAAATGGTTACTGATAGCTGTAGCTGAAGCGTGTGATGTTGAAATAGGTGGTAAGATGGGTATGAACACACCTGCCTTTAATAAAGTACTTGATAAGTGTAAGGGTACAGAAATCATCCTCACCCTTGAAGAGAATCCGCAGTACAATAACAATAACATTAAGTTTATAGCGTCAGGTGATGTTATGTTAGCTGAGGATGGAGCACCAGAAGAAGTGCCTAGTGTGCAGATAGAGGACACACCTAGTGCTCTTGGTGATGGCACAACAGACGAGTGTCCTTTATGAGTATAATGAGTTCGTTAGGTAATCTATTTACTAGTGGTAGGCGGTCAGGTGCTATTGCTGGTTTCTCTCGTAATATGATGCATGAATATGCTCGTAGTATGGGTGCTGATATATCTCAATATATTGGTCATCCTCAGGAAATCAGAGATACTCAGCGTGCTATGAGGGGTAGTGCTCAGCAACAGCAAGAGCGCATGTCCGCATCAGCTTTCAGGGAGGCCTTCAATGTGAACAATGATTGGTTTGTAGCAGACAATCATCATCTTGCTGCCTCTATGACTACTACTGCTCCTGGCACAGTTACACCAGTAGATAACCTTGATGACGCACATCTTTCTGATTTACGTAGGATGCTAGACATGCAACGGAACCAAGAGAGAAGGGTGTCTGAGCTTGAGGAACAACAAGATAAAGCAAAGATATTTAAAGAGTCTTTCTCTGAGTTCCTCGAACGTAAACATGGGGTGGTGGCGTGATGGCACAGATACCTATTTACTCAAATCAACAATATATGGTAGACCCACAACAGCGATTTGGTGATCATTTTGCTGACGCAGTAAGATACACAGCAGCAATACATGATGAACGCCTATGGACTAGTAATGGTGCAGATGGTATATCTTTTACTTCGCCAAGCTATTCTCCAGTGGATGAGTTTTCGGATGTTACCGAAGAAGAACCGTACCCCTCTGACGAGACGTTTGGTGAGTTTATGGAGCGTAAACACGGAGTGATTCGGGAATAGTCCCCCCTCCGTGAGATATTTCATGTTAGGAATGTTAAAAAGGAAGT